GCAGCAGGGCTCTAATGTTATACATGGAGATATTCGTGAGGTTAGTCTTGTTTTGGCAGGAGCAAATCCCGGGGCATTTATTGATTCGGTCATGATTCATGGCGAAGAGTCTGATGATGAAGCTATTATCTATACTGGTGAAGAAATTTCTCTATTTCATGCCGATGAAGATGAAAAGGATGATAAAGAAGATTCAAAAGACGCAAATAAGACTGATGAAAAATCTGAAGACGAGGAAACCGTTGCCGACGTCTTCAACACCCTTACCGAAAAACAGAAAATGGTAGTTTATGCATTGATCGGACAGGCTCTTGAAGAAAAAGAAGAGTCTGAAGATGACAATAATAATGATAATTCTAAAGGAGGAAATAAAACTATGAAACATAATGTGTTTGATAATGAAGACGCTAAGAGGGATGTTCTTAGTCATTCCGACATAGAAGCTATCTTCGCCGACGCTAAACGTTATGGAAGTCTTAAGGATAGTGTTCTCGCACACGGTATCGAGCAGATTGACTATCTGTTCCCTGATGCAAGGAATGTTACAGATACCCCGCAGTTCATTCAGAGAGATATGGGATGGGTTCAGAAGGTTATGAGCTCCGTCCATCGCACTCCCTTCTCCCGCATTAAGTCTATTCTGGCCAATATTACAGAGGATGATGCCAGAGCTAAAGGTTACATCAAGGGCAGTCTGAAGAAGGATGAAGTATTTACTCTGTTGAAGCGTACAACCACTCCGACCACCATCTATAAGAAACAGAAGCTGGATCGCGATGATATAGTTGATATCACTGATTTCGATGTTGTTGCTTGGATCAAATCCGAAATGCGTATGATGCTTGATGAGGAAATTGCCAGAGCCATTCTTGTCGGTGACGGTCGTCTTAACTCTTCCGATGACAAGATCAATGAGCAGAACATTCGTCCTATTTGGAAGGATGATGATCTGTATACCATTAAGGCTCCGGTTGAAGTTGATGATTATCCAAATGCTACTTCTGACCAGATAGCTAAGGCATTTATTCGTACCGCCATTGCGTCCAGAAAGCATTACAAAGGTTCCGGCGAACCAACTCTGTATACTACAGAGGATGTACTTACTTTTTGTCTCCTTATGGAGGATTCTACCGGCCGTGTAATTTACGATTCCGTTGATAAGTTGGCTACAGCTCTTCGCGTTAAAGAAATAGTAACAGTTCCGGTAATGGAAGATCTTGTAAGAACCGATAACTATGGCGATACTTTTCTTCTTATGGGATTGATCGTAAATCTTGCAGATTATACCGTTGGAGCTGATAAGGGCGGAGCAGTTAATATGTTTGATGACTTCGACATCGATTACAATGCTCAGAAGTACCTGATTGAGACTCGTTGTTCTGGCGCTTTGGTTAAACCTTACTCTGCAATTGCTCTGGAGTTGAAAACGGGATCTGCCGGTTAAATTAAATAATTAGCAAAGGAGAAATTCAAAATGGCGAAATGGTACGGAGTAATTGGTTATGCTGAAACGGTGGAAACGAAGCCTGGCGTATGGAAAGAGCAAATAACCGAGAGAAAATACTATGGAGATCTTGTTCGAAATACTCGTAAGCTTCAAACTGCCGATCAACTCAACGACAACATCAATGTCGCAAATGAGATCAGCATTATATCCGATCCATTTGCCAATCAGAATTTTCATTCGATGCGATACGTTGAGTTTATGGGTGCTAAATGGAAGATTACAAATGTTGAAGTTCAGTACCCAAGACTAATACTGACTATAGGGGGTGTATACAATGCCCAGTAGGCTAAAACTACAGACTTTATTCGAGAATATTCTTGGAAGTCGAAATGTGTATTTTCAACCCCAGACTAATACTGACTATAGAGGGTGTATACAATGCCCAGTAGGCTAGAACTACAGACTTTATTCGAGAATATTCTTGGAAGTCGAAATGTGTATTTTCAACCCCCTGAGTCAGTAAAGATGAATTATCCCGCCATTGTTTACGGTCTCGATAATATTGAGAACTCGTTTGCAGATGACGGGGTTTATTTATCTAAGAAAAAATATTTGGTAACAGTTATCGATGAGGATCCAGATAGTCCGATAGTAGATAAGGTCACAGCTTTACCTACTTGTCGATTTAATCGGCATTTTCAATCGGACAATCTAAATCATTATGTTTTCATTCTATACTTTTGATTGAAGGAGGATAAAAATATGGCTAAAATTGTTTGGGATAAAATCGGAGAACGTTTTTACGAAACTGGTGTTAAAAAGGGCGTGCTTTATCCGCAAGGACCCGGAGGCACTTATCCGAAAGGCGTTGCGTGGAATGGTCTTATATCCGTTACTGAGAATCCTTCCGGTGCGGAAGCAACACCCCTTTATGCCGACGATATTAAATATCTTAATCTTATCTCCGCCGAAGAGTTCGGAGCTACTATCGAGGCTTATACTTATCCGGATGAGTTTGCTGAGTGCGATGGGTCTGCCGAGATTGCAAAAGGTGTTATGATTGGACAGCAGTCTCGTAAACCCTTTGGTCTTTCTTATGTTACCACTCTTGGCAACGATGTTGATGGTAATTATTACGGCTATAAGCTTCACATCATTTATGGCGCACTTGCAGCTCCTTCAGAGAAGGGTTATTCAACTATCAATGATAGTCCGGAGGCAATTACTTTCTCTTGGGAAATTACCACTACTCCTGTTAATGTAACCGGTTATAAACCTACGGCTT